ACGCCTCGAACGTGGCCGGGGTCGCGGTGCGGCCGTCGGGCGCGGCGAGCGAAATCATGACGATCTGCGTCGGGTTGGCCGGCATCTGGCCGACCGCCGACGTCTAAGCCCGGCTTCCCAGCGAGAGGATCCAGCCATGACGTCGAAGACGAGCAAGACCGCACGCATGCTGACGGCCGACCGGGCCGTCCAGGACGGGGACTTCAAGGGCCTCGCCAAGGGCGACCGGGAGTTCGTGCTCGCCTTCCTGGACCAGCTCTCGAAGCAGCGCGCGATCGGCGAGAACGTCGCGATCGGCGACTGGCAGCGCATCGCCAAAGCGGATCCGGACTTCACGTCGCCCCACGTCTCGACCGAGCTCACCGATCTGTCGATCGCCTACTTCCAGGACGCCACGATGTTCCAGGCGGCGGCCGCGGCGGTCGTGCCGGTGAAGTTTGTCGCGGGCCAATACAATCAGTACGACAAGGGCGACCTCTTCCGCGTCAAGCCGGACGATGCGCGCCGCGGCCCCGGCGCGCCCTCGCAGGGCTCGGGCTTCAAGATCACGCAGGGCACGTACAGCTGCATCACCTACGCCTGGCACAAGGACGTGGACGAGCAGCTGATGGCGAACCAGGCGACCGGGGATCCGGTCGACGACGCGCTCGCCTACGTCACGCAGATCCTCATGCTCATCCGCGAGCAGATCTTCGTGAATGCCTGCCTCGCGACGGGCATCTGGAACTCCCCCGACCAGACGGGCGTCTCCGGCGCGCCGGGCTCGAACCAGTTCAAGCAGTGGGATCTCTCGGGGGCCACGCCGCGCGAGGATCTGTCGCTGCAAGCGATCAACATGCACCAGCGCACGGGCTACTGGCCGAATGCGCTCATCATCTCGCCCTTCGTGCTCCGCGGGCTGCTGCTCAACGCGGAGATCGTCGCGGCCTTCCAGTACACGACCGCCGGCGCGGTGCCGGACCTGGTGGCGCTCGCGAAGTGTCTGTTCGCGAACCTCACGGCGCACGGCCGTGAGGTTCCGCGTGTCTTGGTCGCGGGCGGCACGGGCACGACCTCGGCGGAAGGTGTTACGGACACCTTCGCGTACTACGCCGGCAAGGTCGCCCTGCTCGCCTATCTGAACCCGAATCCGGGACTGCGCGCGGCGTCGGCCTACTACACGTTCGCGTGGCAGGGGCTGCTCGGCGCCAATGCCTTCGGCGGCCGGATCAAAGACTTCGAGCTGCCGGAATACGGCGTGCCGCACCGGGTCGAGGGCGAGCTGGCCTGCGACATCCGCGTCGTGGCCGCCACGCTCGGGCAGTTCTTCGCGACGGCCGTCTCCTAAAGCGTCTCGGCCGCGCCAGCAGCATATCCACGGGGGCCCGGCCCGCATTCGGGCGGGCCCCGTTTGTTTGAGGAGGCCGCATGAAGTGGAAAGCCACGCGGACGCTGAAGGTGGGCCATGGCCACGTGCATGCGGACGAGGCCTATCCCGAGGAGCCCACGCCCGCCCTGCTGACGCTCGGCTGGGTGGTCGAGGGCGAGGGCACGCCGCCGGCCGATCCGCTCGCGAATGTGACGGATCCCGACGAAGCAGCCACGATCCGCGGGAAGCTCGAGGCGGCCGGCATCGGCTTGACCACGTCCGGCACCGTGGCGACCGGGGATGCGCCGGCGCCCCCGGCGAAGAAGTCCGCGAAGCCGCGGTCGCGCAAGAAGAAGTAGGCCGTGTGGACCTACATGCCCGGCAAGGTCGGTGTCGAGTGCCGCGATACGATCCGATCGATCATCCACGACACCAAGTCCGATCGCCAGCTCCTGCAGGACGAGGAGATCGTGTGGCAGCTCACCCGTCGCGGCCTCGCGGCCAGCGCGGATCCGACGCCGAATGCCGCGGCCGTCTATCTCGCCGCCGCGGACTGCGCGCGCCTCATCCAGGCCAAGTTCAGCTCGGAATCGGAGATCGCGCTCACGCCGGTCGGGCCGATGAAGAGCGGCGCGGCGAGCGCGTACGCCGCGCTGGCTCGCGACCTCGAGCGCAAAGGCGCGATGGACGCGGGGCCGAACTTCGCCAATCCCGGCACCTACGAGCTGACCTTCGTGGACGGCATCGATGCCGTGCCGGATCCGGAATGAGCGATGCCCGTCTCCGTCTCGGTGGACATCGAGGGGATCCGGCAGGTCACCGACCGGGTCGCCGGGCTGGCGACGCGGCTCGCCAATCTGCAGCCCGCGTTCCAGATCATCGCGGATCTGCTCGAGGCGCAGGTCGCCCGGCAGTTCGCGACGGAGGGCGCCTGGGCCGGCGTGCCCTGGCGTCCGCTCGCGCCGTCGACGGTGCAGGCGCGACTGCGGCACACGGGCAGCTATCGCGCGGGCGGCCAGCAGCTCGCCGCCGGCGCCACGGGACCGATTCTCACCTGGACCGGTCGCTTGCGGCTCAGTTTCGCGCAAGGCTCGCCCGATCACGTGCGGGAGATCTCCGATGACGGCCTGCGCTGGGGCAGTCGCGTGCCGTATGCCGGCTATCACCAGTCGACACTGCCACGGCGCAAGCTGCCGCGGCGCCCGATCGTCGCGTTCCGGGATGCGAACCAGCAGCGCGAGATCGCCTTCCAGCCGCTGCGGCTCTGGCTGCAGGGCGTGCCCGAGGGCGCCATTCGCAGTGTGATGAGTGCCCGGCTCGGGTTGGGCGCGCTGGGCGCGACGCTCACGGTATGAGGGATGACCATCACCCAGGAGGTCCGATGCGACCGTTCCATCGCAGTGCTCTTCCGATCCTCATGTTGCTGGCCGCGGTCGCCGCGCCGCCGGCGCGGAGTGCGCCCGTGATCTACGACACGATCGAGAACGTCGCACCGGTCTTCACGGCGAACTTCACGACCGATCTGGCGGCGCTGGCCGCGCTGAAGAGTCTGCCGATCGCGCCCGCGGCCGGCGGCATCGCCACCACGGTGACGATCTACAAACGCCTGCCGGCGGAGATATATGCCGCGATCGAGCAGAACGCGCTGCCCGGTCTCGGGATCTATGCCGAGCGCGTGCTCACGCAGGCCCGCCGCCAGGCGAAACGCGACAACCTCACGTTCGTCGTCGCTGATTACTTCGCGCGCGGTACGGATCCGGCTGCCCTGCGCAGCCAGCTCGAGCTCGCGGCGGAAGCGATCTGCCAGAGCATCGATCGACTGTGGGCAGCCGCGGGCGGAGTGTACGGCGCTGGGGAGCTCGATCGCAGCGTCGACGTCGCGATGGGCGTAATCGCGGCCGGCCAGGATACGTACGAGGGCCAGCTGCTGATCCGCTTCCCGGTCAATGAAGAGGACACCGGGCTGTCCTGATGGCGAAGAAGAAGGACGTCCCCGCCACGAAGCCGCGCGAGACGATGGGCCCCGTCGTCTTGGGCGGCAGATATGACGGCGAGGGCCAGCTGATCGAGCGCACCAACACGGACGTCGTCGGCCCCGCCCCGGAGCCCGAGGAGTAGCGCATGCCACTGCCCCTGCGACTGGACGGACTGCTCGCGAAGATCGAGAGCACCTACGGCACCGATTCCGTGCCCGTGGCCGCCACCGATGCCGTGCGCGTGTCGGAGCGCGTCTGGTCGAGCTTCACGCCCGACTATGCCTGGGACAATCTGCGCGATGAGATGGCGTGGGGCGCAATCCTGCCCGGGAAGCCCGCCCTGCCGCGCGGCCGCTTCGCCCGCATCGTCGTGGCGTGGGAGGCGAAGGGCGCGGGTGCCACCTACGTCGGGCTCGCGAACAGCCCGGAAGCGCTGGCGCTACTCCGCGCCTGCGGCATGACGCAGGCGAACCCGAGCGACACGATCACCTACGTCCAGGCCTCGCAGAGCCACGACTCCTGCACCATCTACGCCTATGCGGGCGGGATGCTCTTCAAGGTCGTGGGCTGCCGCGGCCGGATGCGGTGGCCGATCACGGCCGGCCAGCTCGGCATCATCCGCTTCGAGATGATCGGGATCCTGACGGCGGATCCCGCGGACACCGCCTTGCCGGCGATCACCTACGATTCGCCCGAACCGATCGCCTCCGTCAACATGGGGCTCACGGTCGGCGCCTGGACGCCGGACGTCATCTCGGGTGAATTCGATCAGGGCGTGGATCCCCAGCGCCTCGATTCCGCGAACGGCGCCGACGGCATCAAGGAGTACGACTACGGCGAGGCGACGCCGCTCATGACGCTGACGGCGAAGGCCGTCGCGCTCGCCACGTACAATCCGCACGCCGATCTGAAGGCGCGCACGGCGCGCGCGATCAACCTGACGTGGGGCGCGGCGCAGTACGATCGCGTGCTCCTCGCGATCACCAACGCCTACATCAACAGCATCAAACACACGAACCAGAACGGGTTCGCCGGCTGGGAACTGGAATACAAGCCGACGGACTGGACGATCAGCTTCACCTGATTCCTGCCCGGGCGCCGCACCGGCGCCCGATGTTTGCTCACGCGTTCTCGCCGGCCCCGGCCCCCAGTGCTGCGGCCATCCCCACCTGAAGCCGCTCCCCGATTTGGGGGGAGGATCCATGTCGTCAGCCGTGCCGCGTGATGCGGCGTTCGAAGCCTATAACGGGCTCACCGTCACTCTGCCCACCGGCCGCACGATCCGCGGTCGGCCTCTGCCCTTTGCCTTGGCGCTCGAGTTCCTCGAGCAGATGGAGGCGTTCGAGTTCCGCGGCGCCGCGGCCCGCGATTCGGTCGGCAAAGTGCTCGCGCGCTTCCCCGAGGCCGTGGGCATTGACGCGGCCGAGCTCGACGGGCTGACGCTCGCCGAGGCGATGGATCTGGTGAAGCGTTTTTTCTACCACCGCCGGGCGGATCTGACGGGGCTGAACCCGGCGTCACCAGCCGCCCCGCCGGCGAGCGCCGCCGCCGCGCCCCCGCCACCGTCCGCACCGAGCTCCTCGAGCTAATCGCCGACTATGCCGCATGCTTCGGCGGACCGCCCGATCGCACGATGCCCTGGACGCTCTTCCTGGCCCTGGCGCGGCGCGTGCGGCAGTTCGATGCGCGCGCGCTGCTGCGGATCATGGACGGCACCAACTACGCGGTGCAGGGCCTCCTCGGCGCCGATCACGCCGCGTTGCAGCGGGAGCAGGTAGACGCCATGGCCACCGGCCGGCCCGTGCCCCGGTTCGCGCTCGAGCAGTCGACGCGGGTTGAGCCGCCATGACCGCGCCCGCCGGCGGCGACGTAAATGTCCGGATCCTCGTCACCCGCGAGGGCGCGCAAGCACTGCAGGCGACGCGCACCGAGCTCACGCAACTGGGGCAATCGCAGCAAGCCTTCGCCGACGGTCTGGTGGTGGAGAAGTCTGCGGTGCTCGACTTCGGCAACACCACACGGGCCGCGGGCGAGCATGCGCGGACCGGCGCCGGCCACATCGGTCATCTCCGCAGCGCCATCACACTGCTCGCACTCGAGGCGACGAACACCCAGGGGCCGCTCGGCCGGCTCGCCTCAGCCTTGTTACTCTTCGGCGGCGGCTCGGCGCTGGTAATTGGGATCGCCGCGGGGATCGCGGCGATCGCCGGTGCGTATCGCCTGGCCGGCGCCGAAGCCGAACATCTGCGGGATCAGAACGACAAGCTCAACCAGAGCTGGCGCGAGCTCCGGGCCCAGGGCCACCCGACGGTCAAGCTGATGAACGACCTGGTGGACGCGGTGGGGAAACAGAGCGAGGCCCAAGAGGAGCTCCAGCGTCTCACGCGCACCTTCCAGACGCCCCACGGGGAACAGACGCGCGGCACGCCGGGCGAGATCGCCCAGGCCCGCGTCACGCTCGACGCCGCCCGGCGGGTGGTCGATGAGCTGCGCAACGAAGTGCGCCGCGGTCAGCAGGGGCTCCAATTTCAAGATCAACTCCGGCAACTACGCGCGCAGCAATCGCAGATCGAGACGGCGCTGGCGGAAGCCGGCACGACGGGTCAGGTGCAGGGCCCGCTGCGCCGCCAGCTGCTTGCGATTCGCGAGCAGATCCGCGACGTCCTTCGGGAAGCCATCAAGATCGATCCGAGTCTCGCCGCGGACGCAAACACGGCGGGCCAGCAGGTCGGACAATCCTTTGCCGATGCGTTTCGGGCGAGGGTGCATCTCGACACCCTGCTCAGTGAGTTGGGTCGCGAGCTCACGAATCCCTCGGGAGTGCTGGCGCGCTTCGGCCTGCCGCCGGCGCGGGCAATCGGCATCGGGTCGGCGATTCCCTCGCTCGGCGGCCCGCGATCGACGCCGCTCGGCCCCTTCACGGGCCTGCAGGGACTCGCCCCGTTGTCGGGGACGCTCGGCAACGTGCAGGCCGCGCAGAAGCAGGCCGAGCTCAACTTCCTCGAGGCCCAGCACAACCAACTGCTCGAGTTCTCCCGCAACCTGCTGACACAGCTGCGCACGCCCCAGGAGCAGTACAACGATAGCGTCCGGATGCTGCAGCAGGCCGTGCAGGCGGGGATCTTCCCGGCCGAAAAGTTTGACGAGGCGATCAAGAAGCTCAAGAAGGACATGGACGACGCGGCGAACAGCGCGAGCGGGCGCCTGGGACCGGCGATCATCACCGCGGTCGCCGGCGTCATCGCCGCGATCGCGGGCCACGGCGGCGCCGGCGGGCTGTTGAGCGGCATCGGCGGGATCATCGGGCTGCTGCCCGGTGGGCAGCTCGCCGGCGCGGCGATCGCGGGGCTCGGCGCGATCGTGAGCTCGTCGCAGAGCAGCCAGGGTGTGCGCATCAACGGGTACTCCGCGGAAGCAATCGCGCAGCTGCGCGCGATGCAAACCGGCACGGCGGAGCACGTCACGATCGTGCTGGTCGATCCCCGCACCGGCGCCGAGACCGCCTACGAAGCCCGGCGCCGCACCCGGCGCGATGCGAACCCGCGCATTCCCGTGAACGAGTAAGCCATGAGCGATCCCGTCCTCCTCATTGAGAACCATCTGTCGATCACCCAGTTCGGGCTGCACGTCCTGACGCCGTCCGAGGAAGCGACGGGCACCGAGGCCTATCGGGTCGCCGACGGCCGGCGCTCGCCGCTCGATCGCTGGACCGGCGTGACGCTGAACGTCGAGTACTCGCTGAAGTGGGCGATGGATCGCCCCCGCGCCGCGGACGTGATCTGGTGCGACCGCGGCTACGTCTGCCCGCGGCTCATCCTCGAGTACTCGGACGACAACTTCGCGACGCCGGCGCAGGCGGTCTTCGACATCACGCTGCCTACGGCCTCCATGCCGGGCTCGATCGACTCCGCGTTCGGCGTGCGCACGGAGGAAGGGTGCTGGATCAAGCGGTTCCCCGTCCGCACGGCGAGCTACGGCCGGATCCGGATCCCGGCGATGGGGGCGGGGCTGAAGCCCTCGATCGTAGGGTTGATGGTCGGGCTCTCCTGGACGCCCGGGCCACTGCGCCGGCCGTTCGGGCCCGATCGCAACGCGCTCGTCGTGAACGAGACGCCGACCGATTCCGGGTGGCTCGGCCGCGGCCGCGCGGTGAAGCGGCGCGAGGGGTCGCTGGGCTTCATGACCACGTCGGAGTGCGACTACGCCCTGGGCCGCTATCACATCGATCACTTCGACCGCGGGCGCCCGATGGTGATCGTGCCGAACGATGAACAGGCCGAGCGCAGCTTCGTCGCGGTGCGGCAACCGCCCGTGCACGGCCTGAGCCGGGAGCCGAGCTACTACTACGAGCAGGGCGAGCTCCCCTACGTCGAATGGGAACCGAGGCGGCGATAGCCCATGCCTGAGATCCGACCCCAGCACGTGCTCCTGCAGGCGGGTGGCGAGATCGCCGCCCGCTTCGGCGCCTTCGTCATTCCCGGCGCAGGCCGGCAGCTCATCGAGGAGTTCAAGGAGGCCCACACCCGCGCCTCGATCGCAACGTTCCAGAATCGTGACGGGCGCGGCCAGGTCGCCGCCGTCGACAAGCCGCGGCCGCACTGGATCCGCAATGCCGGATCCGGGCTGTTCGAGCCCTACTGGTGGCTCGAATCGTTGCGGGCCCAGCTCGTCCCGGATCCCGAGAACTTCGGCGCCGCTGGCTGGACTACCGTGGCGGGCACCGGCACACGCACCGGCGGCCAGGCGGATCCCTTCGGCGGGACGTCCGCCTACCTGATCGCCGACACCGATGCGGCGAACGTCTTTCAGATCCAGGAGATCGTGGCCTTTACGGGCGACGGCACCAAGGGTGTCGCGATCTTCGTGAAGGCCGGATCCTCAGGCGAGACGAACGTGCGGCTGCGCGACACGACCGCCGGCGCCGATCGCTTCGGGGTCAAGGTCACGTGGACGGCCGGCGTGCCCACGACCGCGGTCATCGGGGGCGCCGGCGGGGCCATTCTCGCCGTCGAGCCCTGGGGCAACGGCTGGTATCGCATCCTCGGCAACGCGACCGGCGTCGTGGCGGCGAACACCAATCAGTTCATCCTGACGCCCACGAACTTTACAGCGAGCTCGGTCGCGGATTCCTATTTCTTCGGCGCCAATGCCTGGAACGCGCTCTATCCCTCGAGCTACCAGGGCCCCACGCTTGCGACGAAGCAGCTCGAGAGCGTCGTCCTGCCGTTCCCCTACGCGCCCGAAGCGCTCTTCGTCTACATGAAGTTCCGCGAGCGGGGCAACGCGGACGGCGTCGGGGTCTCGCGGCTCTGGCGCATCGGCTCGAACGCCGACGGCCTGGGCACGCCCGCACTCTATGTCACCTACAACACGCAGTACGGGACGCGGCTGAACGTGGGCGGGAACATCACGTCGGGCGTCATTGCCGGCACGCCAGCCTATGACGACATCGTGGAGCTGCTCGTGACGATGGCCGCGAACGGTCTGATGCAGTGCACCCTGGCGCTCAACGGCGGGGCGCCGAGCGTCGGCACGGCCGCCGGCGCCCAGACACTGCCCGCGGCCTGGAGCGACGCGAATTTCTATCTCGCCGGCATGGGCGCGGTGCTCACGCCACTCGCGCGGCTCATCGTCGGGCGCAGCGTTCAGCCGTCGCTGGCGGACGTGCAGAGCTACATCGCGGCGTCATGAGACGCTCCGGGGCGGGCGTCGAGGGTCTCCATCCGGATCTCGCCATGCGGTTGCGGCGCCCCGATCCGACGGCCGAGCTCATCACGGAGGCGCGGATCACGAATCGCGCCGATGTCCGTCAGCGTCAGGATCAATGGACCGCCGCGGACGGCTGGCCCGTCGCGAATCTCACCGTCCTCCCCGAAGGCATCGTCCAGCTCAGCGATACGACGTCGACGCTGATTCAGCAGACGTCGCACCCGTCGAACCTGACGGATCTCGACAACGCCCTGCCGTCCTTTGCCGCGATGATCGAATGGGCCGGCGCGGAACCCGCTGAGATCACGATCAAGCGCGTGAAATGCTGGCTCGTTCCGCGAGTAAACGGCGCCGCCAAGCGCGAAGTCGCCAAATGGCGGCTGCGGCTCTATCGAGTCTCGGACGTGATGCCACTCCTGGGGGCCACGCCGAAGCGCCAGCTGATCCTCCAGGAGATCGCCGACCCGCTGACCGTCGACGTGACGGGCGACGCCGCGGGCGAAGTGCTGTTCGATTACTCGGCCGCGGCGAGCGTCGACCGGCCGAAGCCCAAACGCCAACCGCCGATCCTGCACGACTCGATTCTCGGCACCCTGTTCAATACCGGGCCCGTGCCCACGACCTATCTCGTGGTCTATGCGCTCAAAGCCGACGGCTCGAGCGCCGGGAACGTCGGCTGGGGCTATGACTCGACCGTGGCGTCGGTCGTGACGGGCGGCAACATCCTGAGCGGCCGCAAGCTCGAGGCGGCGCAGCCGATCATCGGTAGCCTGTTCCCGGGCGGCACGCACCAGGACGGCGGCGTGATCCCCGGGACGCCGCACATCGTGATCGAGATGGGCACCTACACGAGCGCCACGATCACCTTCAGCGGCGCCGGGAATCGCATCGACCTGGGCGGCGTGCCGACCAACGACGTGGAGTTCAGCGTCCGCGGCGCCGTGCCCGCCGGCTGCTCGCTCGTGGCCGAAGTGCGTAACGACGCCGACAGCGCCTGGGTGGTGTTCACGGACGGCCAGCTCTCGACCGCGCTCGCCGGCGTGGGGAAAAACCAGACCTACAAGATCCGCTGCACCCTGAACACGAACGGCGGCGGCAACCTCACGCCGGCGCTGACGCACCTCGCCGTGCGCGAGATCACGACCGTCGATCTGGCCGATGTCGCGGATCCCGTGCTCGTCAGCTGGGGCGTGGATCCGGTCGAGTGCAAGGGCGAGATCGCGGAGCTCCATCTCCGCGCCGTGCGGGACGGCCGCCGCGACTTTCACGCGGCGATCGAGGACCTGCTCGGCACGTACAACCTGGTCCAGCTCGAGCTGCGGCTCTGGGTTGGCGATCGCGCGCTCACGCGGGATAAATGGCTGCATCTCGATGACTTCATCGCCGACAACACCGCGCCGCGGGCGGCCGACGTCGAGCTCGTGGGCCTCTCGCCGCTCGTCCTGGTGCGCGACCTGGTGCCGCCCTATTCGCCGGGTACGCCCTACGCGCCGGACGGGGACGCCGCGAACCCCGGCACCTGGACCACGGACGCCGGCGGCAGCTCGAATCTCTATCAGCGCATCGACGAGCAGCCGGATCCCGACGAGACGGACTTCATCCAGTCGCCGCTCGATCCCGCGGCGGCGAAGGTTTCCTTCACGCTCCCCACGCCCACCGATACGACCGGCCGCCGGCACATCGTGGACTATGAATATCGCAAGGACACAGCCGGCGGGAAGACGATCGCCCTCACGATCCGCCTGAAGCAGTCGAGCACCGTGATCGCCGTGCGCTCCGGGGGCGTGCTGGCGGATCTGCCGAGCGAATGGACGACCGGCAACTTCGAGCTCACCGATGCCGAGGTCGCGGCGATCACCGACTACCCGAATCTGCAGCTCGAATTCGAGGCCCAGGTGTCGGGCGCCGGCGGCTCGCGCCGCGCCCAGGTGGACTGGGCCGACTTCCGCACCGGCGGGAAGCGCGCCGGGATCACCTATCTGAATCAGACGCTGAAGGCCGTCTTCGAGGATCTGCTCTTCAATCAGCTTGCCCTGCCCGCCCGCTACCGCGGCCCGGGCATCGAGGATGCCGTCACGACCGTCAGCAAGACGGTGCTGCAGCCTACGTCGCGGATCTACGAGCGGGACAACATCACCTCGAAGACCGAGGTCGACGCGCTGCTCGAGCTCGCCGGCATGGCGCTGACGACGAGCCAGGGCCGGGTCACGGCGCTCGATCTCTTCGGGCGCAAGAACGTGGCCGCGATCTTCCCCGCCGACGAGGTCCGGGTCCTCTCCGTGACGCCGGGTTATGAGCAGCGGATCCCCGAGTTCTTCGTGAAGTGGGGCTGGGATGGGGTGAGCCAAGACTTTCGCGACGAGGTCCGGGCCTTCAACGGCCCGGCGCTGCTGGCGCTGAGCGACACGCGGCTCGATCCCCCCAAGGAGGAGGACGAGGAGGTCTGCAAGTGGATCGCCGACGAGGCGCTCGCGAAGCGGCTCGCCCAGCGGAAGGTCGAAGCGTTCGGACTGGGTCTCCTGCAGTGGGAGTTCGAGCTCGCCTATCCGCATCCGGAGATCTTCGGCGACCTGGTGGCGCTCGAGGTGGATCAATTCGTGGCCCGGGATCCCGTCGCCGCCCGGGCGCTGGCCGGCCGGCTCTGGGCTATGGGGCTGGCCTTCCCGCTCGACGCCTGGGGCCGCCGCTTCCGGTTCTTCATCCGCTCCTATGCGGATATTCTCTCCTCGAATGAGCCGGCCGATCGCGCGCTCAGTGCGACGCAGATGGGCGTGAGCGGCTACGTCGGCGAGGCGGCGGGCGACGCGACCGGAGACAAGCTGACGGTCTACTGGTCTGGGAGCTCGGGCGTGCAGAGCGTCCGAATCGCCACCTCGACGGTCAGTCAACCGGCGGCGGGCACCGGCGCGCTCTACGTCGGCGCCCAGGGGCTCGCGACGGTGGCCGGTCCCTTCGTCTTCGGCACGCCGGTCTACGTCACGATCACGCCGTATGAATCCTGGGACGGATCCACGGTCGCCGGCATCGCGGCGTTCGTGCTGAAGACGATCGACGGCAGCAGCATCTCGACGCCCTACAACACGCAAGGGTCAACGCTGCCCACGCCGATCTCGTCCCTCAAGGCGATTTGGGATTCCCGCGGCCAGGCGACGGGGCACATGTGGGCCACATTCCGGTGGGGGGTAATCGGGACGCCAGGCAGCCTCACGATGTATCGGCCCGACCAAAGCACAATCACGATTCCGGGCTCGTCAGATACTGCAATTATTCCTGGGTTCGTGCCGTCGCTCTCCCAGGTCGCGGGCGGCAGTCTCGGGGCCCGGACGCGCTATGTGCGCATCGGGCTCGTCAAAGACGGCATCATCTTCTATGGCTACAATCCCGTGTCAACGCACGACGAGTCGTCTCTTGCGATCAGCGCCAACAACCTTCTGAAGGTGGCAAGTCCCGGGGCAGTCGCAGGCTATGATGGCTGGTGCCCGCTGGTCGGCACGGCAAGTGGGACCGAGGTCACGCAGCCGGGGACGATCAGCACCCCAATCGCGTTCGGGACGGACTGGACCGAGCCCTCGAGCGGCGCGCAGACAAGTAACACAACCAACACACCCTTTGATATCAATTATTGGAACGGTGCGGCGGTGTTCATCGAGCTCACGGCGTCGACGTCGTATTATCTCTACCCCTATTGGGATCCGGCCCGGTCGATCGTCCGCTTCAAGTATGCGACGAGCCCGGACCCCGCGTCCTCCGCCGTTCAGTACGGTGACGGGAGTTATCCGATGACGACGGGCTCGATCAAGATCGACGTGCCCGCGGCGGCCGGTTCATCGACCGGCCAGCCCCCGGGGCCGGGCGCGTCGGGCGGCAATACGAAGATCTTCACCTAGGCGGGGAGCGATGTACCACACCACCGGCCTCTATCTCGTGGCGCGCGCGGTCCTCGACGCGACCCCGCCGGATGCGGGCTATAGTGCGCTGCACTGCCCCGACGACGACACGATGTGCCTGGTCTCGGTGTTCTGCTGGAATAGCATCAGCGCGCAGCATGCGTGGGAGGATCGGCCCGACGTGACGACGCTGCATCCCGAGGAGATGGGCGGCAATCCTCATCCGCGGCTGCTCGCGGGATTCGGCCGCGCCCACGGTCTGGCCGGCGGCGGCCTCACGCAGCGTCAAGCGCTCAAGAAGATTCGGGCGAGCTGGCCCGGGCTACATCTGTAGACTGAGCTACAATAGGTGGGTACAGCCCCGCACTGATTGCTTGGGAGGACGGCGGGACGTAAGTTAGGGTCTCGCGCAGCAGCGATGGGCCAAGGTCCGATAGGCGGGCGAGGGCCCCGACGGGAGCAGTGAGCTCCGGTCGGGGCCTTTGTCGTTTCGGGGAGGGCAGCATGCGTCAGCCGGGGATGCCGCGCTGAGTCGCCTCGCGCGCGTCGCACCGCTCTTGATGCCCACGGCGTCGGGCCGCTGGGTGCCCTACATCCGCGACCAGCGCCGCCGGACTCGGATCATCCGGCCGCGGGCGCAGGCGCTCATTACGCGCGTGCCGGTGATCGCGCCGCGGGGGCGGCGGTTTGCACCGCCGGCGCCGGGCGGCGGTGGCGGCGGTCCACCGGCCCCGTCAGGCACGATCATCCTCGATACCCGGGCTGGCGGCGCACAGGATGTCACCGGCGCCGCCACACTCGCGGCCGCCGAGGCCATCGCCGGCACATCCCACTCCTCCAACGGCTATGCCGTGGACTGGGCGCTGACCTTCCAGGGCGGCGTGGCCTGGATCGTTCCGTGGAAACATCTCACGGGCGGGGCCGAGGTCGATACCCAGATCAACAAAGCTGGAATGGATTTCCAGGGCATCTTCTGCGGCCAGTATGAGACCTGGTTTGGGCGTCAGTCGGGCGACAACGCGGTCGGCGGCAGCACGGTCGGCGCGGTCGGATTCTACGATCAGACGAATGGGCATAAGTCGGGCGTCATCTTCCGACGCGACGAGACCGGTGGTGGATCGACCAACGATGCCCGCCATACCACGTATCACAATTATCACCACTCAGGATCTCCGCGCGGACAGGCCGTCTCCTATGAGGGCTACATCGAGCTGCTCGGGACGAGCACGGGCGGGAACGACTCGACGCACGTCAACGACACCACCAAGAGCATGACGGTGAACCAGTTTGCAGGCGGATCGTTCAGCCTGCACATCTGGAAAGGGACGGGATCAGGACAGACCAAGGCCATCACGGCGAACAATGCGACACAATTCACGACCGCCGCCTTCGCGCCGGTGCCGGACGCCACCTCGCAGTACCGAGTCCTGGGGCCCGAATACTGTCTCATGCAGGACGACACCGCCGACCCGACCCTTGGGATCACAGGCGGTCTGGTCGGCGGCATCGCCCCGATTCTCGACTTGGATTCGTATCAAAACCAGATCGACAAATTGACGTGGAAACTCACCCCCGAGAGCGCAGCCGGTGCGCTCGATGGGAGGTACGAGGAGTGGTTTGGGAACACCAAAGTCTTCGACATCCAGAACGCCCGCACCGGACCTGCGAGTCTTCCGTGGAAGGAATGGATCATCGGCGGCCCGACCTGGACGAACAACGGGCCCAGCGCGGACTGCACGCAGTACATCCGCAACCTCGTGATCTGGAACCCAGCGAGCTGACATGACCACACCGATTGTCGTGCATCGCGGCGGTGGCGGAGGCGGGGGCGGAGGTGCGCCCACCGGCGCCCAATACGTCGTCTTGGCCCTCGACGGCACCCTCTCGGCCGAGCGCGTCCTCACCGCCGGGAACCGCCTGCAGCTCACCGACGGCGGCGCGAACGGAAACGTGACGCTCGAGGTCGTGCCGAGCTACGCCTTCTGGGAATGGGACGACGACTTCGATTCCGGCTCGATGGCTTCGGGCCAGTTGGGCCACGGCGGATGGCAGGCCAATAACAATCCGACGCTCGTGGCGACGGCCGCGAACCACCCGGGCATCATCAATCTCCCTACGACCGCCACCAGCGGAAACTTCGGGCGGCTGTACCCGCGCACCGGCGGGGGCAACGGATCCTGGGACGTCGGGGACCTGGATCGCCTCGTCTTCATCGTGCGGCCCCAATCGACGACCGTGATGAAGGTCCGCATCGGTTTCATGGGC